AGCAAATATTATGGTGAAAGCTTGTGCTGATGCTCATATTACCGCCACTTTCAAGTGGATAGAGCATAATCTGGCGGAGTATGGTGTTTGCGAGAATTCTCTCGGCAGTACTGACGTTAATGCTGACAAAATTAAATAAGTAATTACACAATCAATTATTTATCTTCCAGATTACTCGGATAAATTATATGATAAAAACAAGGGACTTTCAGTTGCAGGTTGTTCTGGAGTTTCAAAATCTTCAGAGGAGAGCGATTGGCTATCAGGTAAAAACACCAATTTCACATTTTTTGCATATCTTAAATGAGAATCTTATACCACACAGGAGGACTTATGAAAAAAAATTTTATATCCTTACTTTTTGTTTCTGCTATAACTGTCGGCCTTTTATCAGCCTGCAGCTCTGCACCTGCCGATGATAATGCTACGAATTCTAAAACTAAAACCGTCACTTCCACAGCCAATCATGACACCAGTTCTTCTCCTGTCTCTGTGACACTGAACGAAGTCGCCCATTCTATCTTCTATGCCCCACAATACGTTGCGATTGAAAATGGGTATTTTGCGGATGAAGGAATTAATTTGACTCTTGTTACTGGTTTTGGGGTAGTCTAGTTAGTACAAGACAATATTTATTATTTCACTCGGAGTTTCTGTCCTACATAGATCAAATTTGGGTTGGATAGCCCATTAAGCTGCACTATTTTCTGGTAGGATGTGCCATACTTGAATGCAATACCGGAAAGCGTATCTCCGCTCTGCACGGTATAGTATTGTGCGTTTCCGGCATTAACCTGATCCTGTACATCGTTATATCGACTGCCAAGGACCGTCTTGCGCATGTCCCCGTTCCCGTATCGTCCGGATAATACTTCCTGAACCAAGTTGCTTGTACTCGTTGCCCAGATATGGTTTATGAAATTCTGCACCTCTTCGTACCTGGTTCCGAGATTCCGGATCCGCTCTTCTCCGTTTCCGAATTCTCCAAGCATGGTCTTGTAAGCTAGATCTAAAGTAGATCCTTCCGGAGATGCTGTTGCCGGTTTTGGCGTCTCTGGTTGTTCTGGAACAACTACGTTCGTCTTATCGCTTACAGCATACTTGCCCCAATCCTCTTTGCTTCCGTAGAATTTATCCAGATCGAGGTTGCCGGCATACCCTGATAGCCTTCCACAAGATGTATACTGCCGGATCGCACAGGTGTACTCTTCCTCATTCCAAGGAACATCCTGATAACCAGTTGGATCGTTATCCGCATACTGTGCGATCCACAAGCCATAGTTACCTATGTTATCGAATTTGTAGCTGATCGACTGTGAACAATATAAGATCGGATGCACACCGGTCTTCTGGTAGACATAATCTAACCATCCTTTGCACCAGGCATAATCGCAATTTCCGAAAGAAGCGTTATTTCCTGCTTCCCAGTCTAGGACAAGCATTGCTTCTCCAAGACGATTGCCGGCATTTCCTAAAAAGTAATCCGCTTCCGCCTGGATGTTACCTCCGTTTGCATAATGGTAGATTCCCAGGCATTTCCCTACAGATTTCGCCTGTGCATAGGCTCTCATATAATCCGGATTTACATAATTTATCCCCTCTGTCGCCTTGATCACCACAAAATCACATGGTACAACCGCAAGATTGATCCCACTTTGCCAGCTACTAATGTCAATTCCGTTTAATGCCATAGCTTACTTTCCTTTCTCTGATAGTTACTCTTCCGTATGACATATATTGGTAATTTTCCCATACACGTCTTCATACATCTCCTGCTTATCTCCATTATAGGTATATTCCGCATAGATTCCGTCTCCACTGATTGTTGTGCTGGCAAGACATTTGTAATTCTGTAAAGTCTTGCAACTCCAAACAATAAACACATTGCTCAGATCAAGCTCTACCTCTGGTCTGTTTTTATGATACCATTCAACGAGTTTCTTTTTGCATACGCTCTCATAATGCGCCATTCCTGTAATAATCATTTTTACTTCTCCTCTTCCGGCTGAACACTTCCACAGCCTCTGCAATATGTTTTTCCATTAACTTCTTTTACGCACATGCAATTATATGCTTCGCTACACTTCTTTTCGTTTACTTCTACATGTTCTTTCATATTCTGCTCTTTTCAAAAAGAGGGCGATCACTCGCCCCATTATTCTTTATATTTACTTCTGTTCCAGATTTCTGTGATCCGTTCCCAACCTCCGGTGCTTACCAGATACACAATAAATGCTGCTAGAAATGAGGCAAATACATAATACCATTCAATTACAATTCCATAATAAATGCACAAGACCACCACCGCCACTGGTGTCAGGATCAGTGACACTGCAAGTGCCACCACATTGGTCTGGATCTTTTTCAGTATCGGTATTTCCTTTATCACCTGCACAACTACGCTCACGAAGAATGCCAGGATTCCAACTCCGGCAAGTGCATATGTAATATACTGCATCAACATTTCTGTATTCATAATCGCTACTCTCCTTTTTGCTTCAGATGTAATTCTTCTATTTCCTGTTTCATTTTCGTCACCATTCCATTTCCACCAAGCTCATGGTATGCCTCATACATTTCACAGAAATTCTGGTATGCATAAGACGGGATATTTCCAAGCTGTGTGTACTTACTGTGGTATTCAATCAGTTGCACTCTAAGTAAAAGCATGGTGCCCTTACTATTTGCATCCCTGTCTCTTTTCTGGTTTTTCAGGAGCCACACAATATACCCCAGTAATACCGGAAGTGCAATGGTATAAGTTTGTAAGACTAAATCTTTCATTTTTTGTCTCTCTTTCCTATTTTCTTGTAAAAAAATAAGACCTTTCCGGTCTTGCTCTAATTTCCATATATATTCCCTTCTGCATTGAAAAAGAGAGGTTTTCAATACCTCTCTTCTAAAACACTACTAATTCCATACATGTTTTTGTATTTTCTACTTTCAAATCCTCTAGTTTTATATTCTCATACTTTTCCGGATACTCATCGTAAGCAATTCCCGTATGTAAAAATACTTCTGCCAGATCCGAATATTTGTACCTTGTATGTCCTAAATTAGTTTCTTCTATTACATCAATCAAACCATATAATGAAAATTCCCTAATGTAATAATTTACTTTATCCAGTTCTTCCTCTGTGTAATTTTCCTTTAAATATTTTAATTCTTCTAATGTGAAAACTTTTAGCAAATATGAGAGTTTAAAATACACACTTGTATCTATCCATCCATTTAACCATGACCTTGTTAAATTTGCATAATAATCAATTTTTTCTTCCTCATCGATTTCTGCAATACATTGTAACTGTCTTTTTGTATATTCTTGGTATTTTTTGCTGTCTTCTGTAAACTTAGCTGAAATCTTAGTTCCCATCTCTGAACTATCACATGTGCCTTGTAACCACTTTTTCATCTTTTCCCAAAACAATATATCTTTTATGCTTCCAGCATATTTTATAATTTCTGTACCCTCTTGTATAGCACTTCCTAAATCTCCAGCCAGACATATTTTTGCCAAATTTTCTACAGACATTTCTGCAAAGTTTTTAGTTTCTTTTGAGTTGATTAAAGAAATGAAATTTGGAACAATTTTATCAAATATAGACATAGTACCACTCCTTCCTTTACTATTATATAATGAGGTGTCTTTTTTTCCAAGATTATTACCCAATTCAATTGTTCCTAATTATAATCGTTCACCACACATCGGACAAAATCTGATAGGTATCCCCATTTCAAAAATATCTTCTACACTTCCGTAATCGCACACCCCGATATGCAGCACAGTTTTGTCGTCCAGTTCTCCACCGAATAACCACACCTCTAATCTGCGCACTTTGTTGCCTTTTCCCAAAACTATAGGACGTGCACCAATCAACTTTGTTCTGTCCTTTTTCCCGAACATAATTTTTCTGCTACAAAATTCACACTTTTCTTTCATTTCATTACCCTTTTGCATTTTTTCTTTTTATTGTAACAAACAAAGTAATGTTCGGGAAATTTTCAACTTATTTCGACATTTTTCGATATCAATTTGTAATGTAGTATTTTTCCATTACTCTTCCGTTACCAGTTCTCCCACTCCCGAATCAATTAAGATTTCTTTTACCTTGTCCTTTAAAAGTCTCGGTACCTGTGAATAAGTTTTCTTTCCTAACATAATCTGCTGTGCCCATAACATTGCCATCATTTCTTTTCCTCCTGAAATTTGTAATAATATGAATAAAATGGTTAATACAATTATCGTTTTACTGATATACCGTTTCAGACATTTCCAAAATGCATCCTTCGAGCATTTCATTTTTCTCCTCCGCTTTTTCGACTCTTGACTGCAGGTTCGTATTTTTCTCTTCTGCTTCTTTAAGTCGTGCCTCCAGAGCTGCTATCCGGCTGTCCGGATCTTCTCCTTCCCGGTACATCAGCACACCAAGGATGCCGGCTGTGTACTTCACGATTGCATCGAGCTTTGTGTAGTTTTCATACACAACAGTATCTTCATCCCGTTCGCTCACAGACATTCTCTTAGTTGTTGTCGAATCAGAGAATAAAGTCTTCAGCTGATCCTCGGATGCTGAAATGGTCTTGATCAGAAGTGCGCCATCCGTCTGCTCAGTGATCTGCTGGATCTGCAGTTCCTGACCATCATTGAATGTTATTTTCATTTTTCTGTTTACCCCTTTCTTCTTTCTTAGAGGGATTCTGAACTAAATAGCAATTTAACAACAATAGAGAAATGCAGATATCAGTTCGGCATAAGCAAGTCTCTGCAAATTCTACCTTTTATTTCCAGTTTTGTTATATATGTGCGTAGTGTTAAGAAAGTGGAATAAAAATACATCTAGTACCCCAACCACTCCAGTTTCCACCATTTTTGTATGATGTGATATGAATTCTATCACCCTTGGAACATTTTCCGGAAAAAATGGATGTCAGTATGTAGTAATTCCCGTTTTTTCCAATTATAACATCATTCAACTTGCAAGTGATTTCTTGCGCGTAAGTCTCACTATTCAAGTTCGAGTTTACTGCAACAACAAATGCATACGTAATGCCGGATTTTAAAAATTTGGTTGTGTCAAATGTAACACTTTCTGTTGACGTTGAATCAATGAATATTGGTTTCCTATTCTCTAAAACAGTGTTGGCTTTTGCAAGATTCGTATTTGTATTTGTCAATTTGCTACTTAGTTCAGAATCCCTCCTTTTACTGGTTGATAAAGTTACATATATAAAAGCGCATAACAAAAACACCCGACCAATGCCGAGTGTAAATAAATAAGTTTATTTACTTATGCGCTTAAATATTTAAAGTGATGATACCGTACACCTTCCTGATTCACTGTACAATATCGCATGGTTGTCTCTGACTTTGCGTGTCCCGCAAATATCATAGCCTCCTGCAGAGGCATTCCGCGGTTCAATGCATTTGTCAGAGCCGTCCTCCGGAATCGATGCGGATGCGCATTTTCTACGCCTGCCTTCTCTCCAATCCGCCGGATGATATCCTCAATTCCTGTTTTCGTCAGCCGGCTATTCGGTTTCTTGCTTCCGACAAATAGTGCCGGATCATTGTCTTTTCTGCTTTCCAGATATTCTTTCAGGTACATGTTGGTTCGTTCATTGATGTACACCGTCCTTTCTTTCGCTCCTTTTCCATATACAATCAGCTCTTTATTCGCATACCGGATATCTTCCCTGTTAATCTCTGAAAGCTCCGATACTCTGACTGCTGTGCTATATAGGAATTCTAGTAACGCTTTATCCCGAAGACTGCTGCATTTACGAAGCATCCGCTCCCGTTCTTCATCAGTATATGGTTTTCGGATCTTCTTTTCTACTTTGATAGATTCCACCAGCACCATCGGATTTCTCCGAATCCGGTCACGATCTCGCAGCCATCCGAAGAAACTGCTATACACTGCCCGGACATTCTTTAGTGTCTGGTTTGCTACCTTGCGGATCATTTTATAAGCCCGCATGAATCCAGAAATATCTCCAGAATCTATGTTCTTCACTGGCTTATTGATATAGGTCAGTAACCGAACTAGTTCATACCGATATTGCTTCACTGTCTTTGATGCTTTTCCTTCCAGTGCTTTACTCATCAGAAACTCTTCCAGATCCACTTCCCAGCTCCTGTCTACAACCTGCAGGTCCGTTTCCTGGATTACTCTGCACACGGTAAATGTCATCTGCAGCACTTCTTTTAGCTCCCGCAGCTGTACTTCATCAAGAATCAGCTGCATTCTTCGCAATACATCCATTATTTTCGCTTCCATACATTGCTCCTTTTTGCTTTCAGTATATCAACTGGCGTACTGAATTAAGTAGCAATTTGGCAAATATAAAAGCAGATTTGATAAAAGCAAATAATAGCTTGAATGTCATAGGAACTGAATACTGGAGTGGCATAAAAGATAATTATTCATATTCTAAAAAAGAAACCTGGGTGAATAACGTGTCCACTGTGACCATTCCCGCCGGTACTTATATCTTTACACTAAAAGCAACTCCCTGTGCCAAAGGTCAAAGCTATGATGCGTTTATAATGGGGATAACTGGAATAAATTCAACGCGAACCCAAAATACGTTTTATATGAACTTTGGTAACGGTTTTTACCCAATATTAACCAGTACCTGTATCGAAAAAGTTCCTGCTGGCACATACGGTATTGCTTTTTGGAGCAGTCAACCTAGAAATGTAAATGGTATTGAACTCCGGGCAATCCGGATAAAATAATGACTATTTGCATATATAGCAGAATTCGTAATAAAAGATATCCTCTGACGATGCTTTTTGCCATCTAACCAGAAGATTAACAGCACCGCTTTTACTAACTTCAAGGAAACAGTTGGAATAAGTATTATCTTGTGCTATTGCCACAGTATAAAGTTGTTTATTACAACATGGTACAGGTGCTCCGCTCGCAATGTTTAAAACGGAATATGTATTAACCGCTTTTGTAATCTTGGCACATCCATTGATCATTACCAGATTTCCAATTCTATTACACTCAATCCATGAATCGGGCGTTTTAACATTAGAAGTATTAAGTGTCATGTGATATGTATTTATAGCCATTAAATTACTTTCCATATTGGTTAAAATGTTATTTGCTTTTGTTAAATTGCTACTTAATTCAGCAATCGAATCCCGTGTCGCAAACAGCTGCTTCACTTCTGTAATATTAAGTCCATTAAGAGTTACCTGATACAACGGCATGTCCGCAATCAAATCCCCAGCTTGGATATCTCCTGTAGTATATCCTGGTACTGCCGGACCGCTTTCTTTTGGCGTTCCTTGAATTACTTTCAACACAAGTGATTCTTCTTTTGTGTTCTGATCCCTGCTGTATCGTGCCACGATAAGGTCTACTCTCTTCATTCCCTGTGACCCATTTGCAATCGTTAGTGAATCATATGTATTCTTTTTGATTGATGCAGCACACCCTTGATGCATGATAACTCCATCACGTACCTTGATTTCATTATTTGACGACACTTCAGCCTTTAACTGTGATCCAGTTCGCAAAACGTATGATTCTGCTCCAAAAATTCCTATATTCACATCTCTGTCCTGTTCAGCAGTAACATGTGGACTTCCTGTATATCCTGTGATGATATCCATTAAGACTCTCCTTCCAATTTATATTCTATTTTTTCTTTACCTTCTGAAATTGTCCAAATCTTACGTCCGATTGGTTTCTTCATGCTTGCACCGGTAAGATAATCTCGTCCACCTACAACATCTCCAACATCCATGTTTCCTTCGATTTTCTCCATAGTCATATCATATTCCGTTTTATTCTTTGATTCTTCCAGTTTTTTTATCCCATTTTTCAGAAGATCATCTCGTTCCGATCCTGAACTGTCGTAGATTTCCACAATTTCATCCGTCCCTTTAAAATACTGCTCCTGTCCTATTTCCCCATTCTGTCCAACATACAGATGAATTACCAGGCGATTTTTCAATTCTCCTTTTCCAAGACAAATCAAATGATTAACGCCTCTTCTGTTATCATCCATTTTGAAGTTCATATTCTGATCATTTGAAAATTCATATTCCGATGAATAATCTACAATAGGCACTGCTTTTACCTGCACGTATCCCATTTCGTATTTATCGCCCTGGATATACTTAATTTCCATACGATATCCAACAGACTGCAGCATTTTTCGGAGTCCTTCATGAAGTGTGCAATACCGATCGAACTGATAATTCGTTACTTCTACACCGGTATCTTCACTCACGCCGTAAAAAAGCCCTGGGAAAGCCTCCTGCACTTTCTGCTTTACGATCGTATTCAGTTCGCCTTCTACCGTTGCATAGTCCTGTCCACTTCCAGGCTGAATAATCTTCTTTGTCATCATTCCACGCCACGTATACCCTTTTGTGGTAATGCTATTCGCCTTTGTACTTGTCGAGATTTCCTGTACAATCCCACCATACTCCGTATCAGGAACATACAGTTGGCTTCCAAATTCAATCGTTCCATCCCAACCTGACCGTTTAAATTCAATTTCAAAATCATTTATGGAGTTCTTTTCATCCTCTCCGATTTCCATATCAATATTTGCATTTAGGATATATCCAAGTTCTTTACCATTTGGATCTGTGTAGATTAACTCCATTCTGGCACGCTCCTCTCCTTATACACTTTGATATCAAAACCAAATTCGCCACTCCAGTTCAATGTCAGCATGCCTGACGGAATTAAAGAAAACACACTTTTATCTTTTGCTCTTTTCGCAAAAATGTTTTGGATCGTTCCATTTCCAAGATATTTCGTAATCGTCTTATCCCTGCTCTTTATCAAAATGTATTCTCCATTTTCCAAAGTCTCATATATCTGATATGGATAATCATTGATAATGATTCTTGGATCTGCACATGGTCCATATATCACAATTTCAAAATTATTATCACGAAAATGATCAATAAACCAGTTCTGTGTGCCAGCGCTTTTTCTTGAATAATCATATGGATAGTCATACGGATATTCCAAAAATCCGTATGCTTCTCCTTTGTTTGCCGAATCCGGATAAAAGCTCTGTTCCTGTTCCATTGACCAAAACGGGTACGGACAGTATATTTCTATCTTGCAATCTGTTCTACTATTATTTTCACCTGAAACCTCATTGCTCGATTTCTTTATATATCCGTCAATGTAATATTTTCCATAATAAATCCTTCCAGGTGACAGATTCACCACATCATATTCAAACGCATTGGTAAGCTTATTCAGAAACTGCTTTCTCTCAAATTCTTTCCCTCGCACCGTAAGTGTAATATCATACACCACCGGTTCTTTCGTGAAAGAATTTACCGCCACTCCCATTTCTTTTTCTGTAGTATTTGGTATCCATTCGTAAGCGTGGAAATATCCGGAGGTTGCTCTCATCTTATCACCAATCAGATTATATTCCTCTCCATTGGAACACACATATTTGATCTCAATCATTCAAGCACAACCCCCATTTCTCTTAATACTCTCATTACCTCTCTGTCATTCAGATTGATCACGATAGTTTCTCCTCGTTTGGATGTTGTTTTCAAATACTCCAACAACTGTTCCAGTTTTTCAATGAGCGCATTGTTCTCGTTTTCAGTGCTATTTCTTCCAGAAACCGCAAAATCCAAGCTTGTCCCGACAGGTTTCTTGAGTGATTTTTGGAGTTCTTCTGCAGCATTAGAGATCAACGATGTGTTTCCGGTAAGTCCATTCGCAATACCGGTGTCTATCATCTCTCCAACAAACATTCCCCAACGTGACGGTGAGTGAATCCCGAAGAATGCCAGAACATTTTCTTTAAATCCACCAAGAACACCTTTTACAGCATCCCATAGCATATGTGCCGCCGAACGAAGTCCGGATGCGATACCGCTTATGATATTGATTCCAATACTTCCCCAGTTCTGGCTCGTAAAAGCATTCACAATTGCGCTGATAATTGCCGGTATCTGTCCAACCAAATTCGGAATAGCACGTATCAAGCCTGCTGCCAGCTTAGCGATAATCGTAATACCACTCTGAAGAATCTGTGGAAGATTCTGACCAATTGACGCTACAAAACGCACGATTGTAGTCACTGCTGCCTGGGCAATCTGTGGCAAATTATTTATGATGCCATTTACAAGTTTCAGCAGCAATGATGCACCTGCACTCAAAACAGTCGGAAACATAGAAATAATTGTGTTGGCAAAATATGTAATAATATTGCCCGCCATCGTTATTACTTGCGGTAAATTTTGCAAGATTCCATTCACAATGTTTGTTATGAAATCCACACCATTCTGCAACAAGATCGGGAGTTGCTCCTGGATTCCGATATTAAACTGATCCATAAGCTGCATTGCGCTCTGATAAAGAGTCGGTATTCCTGTTGTGATTCCGCTTGCAATTTGCGGAATCAGTCCAGACACTGCAGCAAACAGTTGTGGACCGAGTGCCGTTACAAATGTAACGATTGCTGATGGAAGTGCAGATATAACATTCCATACTGCCGGAAGCAGATTTCCAACTGCAAAGGTTATGATCGTATTCGCCAGTTCATTAAGTGCCGGTCCTACATCCATTCCCAGAGCAATTTCTCCCATTACATTTTTAGCCGCTGCTTTCATCTGGTTGAACGATCCAGATATAGTCGTTGCCGCTTCTTTGGCTGTCGTCCCGGTAATATCCAATTGTCCCTGGATCACATGGATTGCACTGTAAACATCTGCCAGATTATCAATGTTGTATTCCACGCCACTGATCTTCTGTGCATCTGCCAGAAGACGTTCCATCTCCGACTTCGTACCACCATATCCAAGCTTCAGGTTGTCCAGCATTGTATAGTTCTGTTTGGCAAATCCCTGATATGCATTTTTGATGTCTTCCATATTGGTTCCCATCTTATTCGCATTATCAGACATATCTACCATTGCCATATCTGCCACATCTGCAGCTTTGGAGGTGTCGCCAGCAAGGGAACTAAGAAGGCTCGCTGAAAAGCTTGTAGTGAGTTCCATGTAGTCATTTGCACTCATTCCCGCTGTCTGGTAGGCTTTTGCCGCATTTGCTTTCACTTTATCGGCAGAATCTTTAAATAATGTTTCGATTCCACCAAGACTCTGTTCGAGTGCTGCGCCTTCACTGATGCTTGCTGACAGAGCTTTCCCGATTGCTGCTGCGGCAATAACCTTTTTGATCATGCCAACCATTTTCCCGCCGAAAGAACTTCCAGCTGAGTCTGCTTCCGGCTCTATTTCTTTTTGAATTCTTCCTTGTATTCCTTCGGCGGACGGTATGATCTGCACATATGCCTTTGCAAGTTCTGTAACCATCTTATTCCTCCTTTCCCGTCAATTTCGCCCATTCTCTGTCAAAATCTTCTCCAGAATCAAATGTCTGAATTTCTTTAGATTTTTCCTTTCCATCGCCCAGGATCATTCCAAGCAATGACTTCGGACGGTTTTTCCCGGTCGCTCCATCCTCAGATTGCAACCAGGCAGTCATGCGCGTTCCATCCGCAATAGCCGCCATAAGCATTTGTTCCGGTATCGGCTCAATCCCTGCTATTTTCATTTTAATTCTCGAATTTTCCCTCAACCCACAAGAAAAAGTCGCTACCATTCTGCACGGCAACGACTTATAATCATAGATATGATATGTTTCTGCAAGATCGCACAAAAGTGCGTCCTTATCTAAATTAAGCATGTAGGCGAGGGCTAAGAGTTTTTTCCTTCTTTTACATTTCTGAAAATTTCTCCAATTTCATTCATCATTTTCGACGCCGGTACCCTTCCGTTCTCCATTCGTAAATGTTCTTTCAAACGTTCTTTCTGTTCTGTTCCAAGAAGACGGTTTAATACGCTGATTGTTTTTGTCATGTCTCCTTCATCCATTTCACATAGATCTTCCAGAAGTTCATAATCATCCAACGCCGCTTCATCTAACTCATACTCAAAACCACTGCTTGTTTTTCCCTTCATTATTTCTTATTCCCCTTAATATATTCGTAATGTGTCTGTCCGTCCGCATCCGGTACTGCCGATAACGTTGTCTCGTATCCAATCGCATCATCGTCCTTATATACAATGTCTCCGACTTCCGTAATGCTTGCACACGGAATAACGATACGCTTCACTGCGTCTTTCAGAATCATATCCACAGCCCACGCATTCTGTTCTGCTTCATCTGCATTTACTTTTACCGTAATCCCTTCCTCAAGTGTTCCGGTAACATTATCATCTCCGTAAACACTCTTCAGAACCTCCACGTTCAGTGCCTCGATCATCGTAAATTTAAAATTATCTTTCTTACTGGTCTGCATATTCAATACAGTATCGCCGCCCCAAGCATTTTTGTTGTCAGTTTCCGGACTGTTAGAATTAGTAAATCCATCCTCTGAACAATATCCAAGTGACTTAAATGCTGCATTTAATGCTGTAGTTGCATCTGTCGGCAATTCTGTTCCGAGCGGTGCTCTAAAAATTGCACCGCCTACTTTCGGCTTACCTGTACTTACATTTTTAGCATCTGACATTTTTATCCTCCTTCATCAGAAATGAACCATATCGTATACAGCCTGATACCGATATTTCTTCCTGGTTGTGTCCGTATAGTTGTAGTCGCTGTTAAGCTGACATTTACTGATATCATCCATTTCAACAATTTTTTTCATTGCTTCTTTCACTCTCTCATTGAGAGTTGCCGCCCCGTAAAGAGATCCTGAATAAGACTGGATAGCAAGAGTTGCTGATGCAATATGATTTTCTTCGCCAGATCCAGTCTTTTCAATCAATACATATTCATTTCCAAGATCATCCTCTTCTTCCAGCCTAACCGGTATTTCAAGACTGGACTGCAGATAATCCTTAACGATTTTTTCCACCATGCTTTCCAACCGCCTTCAATAATCCGTTATTACCATCATCTCCGCATACCTTTACAACCGCTCGCGTCTGTGCTACATATACTTCTGCATCTGATGCACTGGCTATCTTACTCGCATGTTCCACAAGGATTGCCTGCATTTCTGTGGACTGCATTAACTCTCTAACACCAGCACGGTTCAAAACAATCTTCGTCTTACCCATATAACGCCACCTGCCATTTTTGATTCCATTCTAACGGGATATTCTCTTCAATACCTTGTTGTGGAAACCCAATCACTTGCCAAGACATTCCGAAGAAATCCACCCGGCAATCCTGCCAAGTGTGATTGTCTCCTTTCGGAATTGCAATATTGTATACCGCTTTCTTTCCGGTCAGATTTAATGTGTCCAGAATCTCCGTGGTCGATGCCGGAGCTACAAGCACATTCTCAATTGTCACTGGTGTCTCTCGGTATAATGGGTGATCAAATTCATCTTTTCCAATTACTGTCTTCTCATACAGTGTTACTGGAATTCCCTTGATCATCGATGCCATAAATATCCATCACCCCAACTCTCTGTCTTCTAAGACCTAGTCTGGATAACTCGGATTTCTTAATGAATAAACCGCCTCCAGGAATCAGATATGTTCCTGTCACAGAATAGCCCAGAGCTGATTGAGACATCTGTGTCATTGGCTCTGTGTCTGTCGATGTCATAAGTGTACGCGCTACCACATCAACGGTCACAGATTTCGCAACGTTTCGCAACGCCTCATTCTGTTCAATCATTTTATCCAAATCTTTTCCGACTTTGTTGGCTTCATATCTCAGAGAATCCGAGACAACTGTCAGAAGCTGCTCTGCCTTGCTATACTCGGATTCCTTAAGTTCTCGCCACAGAATAGATATATCTTCTAATGTAGCAAATGACTCCATTATTCTGTACCCTCTTGTGATTTATTTTTTCCAGCCCCCTGGTTTTTAGATGGCGTTTTTTTCTCCTCAGGCTCTTCATCAATCTCAGGTTCCCAGTTTTCACCAGAAACCTTTGCACTCGTCTCAATAATTGCGCCCGTTTTTGTATTTTTATACTTCATACTATGCCTCCTTAATTCTTACAAACCATTCTGGCACCAGGATTCCCCATCCCAGATATACTTCTGCACGGATATAGATCTGACCATATCCTTTTAAGTCTTTTCCTGAGTTGTCAGGATCACCATACTGAATAATTTCCATAGGGATTTCCTTTGAATATCCCCATTTAACCGCTCCCTGGAAGTCCCCAATAATACCGTGGTCTTTCGTTGTTCCACTAGATACAGTTTTGTTGACGCTTGTCGGGATTCCGTTAAATGTTGCAGGTGATGCTCCAAATGCAAATTCCGGATACTGCTTGATTCCATTCGCTTTGACTTTTGCCATCGCTGATCCAAACGTCTTCGAAAGCGCGAGTCCTGTTACATCTCCTTCAGAACCATCTACTACCGCAATCGCATCTTCCAGATTTGCATCCGGTGTTGCTGACGCATAATCTACAGTTTGCGTAACTTTCGCATCAAAATGATTGTCTCCAATTACGGAAGATGCTGTTCCCGTTCTTGGGTTAATACCATGCATAGCTGCAAGGTCAAGTCCTTTCGCTACTTTCTTCGCAAATCCATCATTAAACGCTGTTAAAATATCCAACTGTTCTTCTTCTGTAGCAATCATAAATTCATCAGAGATTCTTGCACCATATTCAAACTTAACCGGTACAATTTTAACTGGTGCGATAGCAATACCGCCTTCGGTTTTCTTTCCATTTTCTGCGACAATATCAATTTCATTGTCCATAGAAAAAATCATTTCTTTCAATCCATTGAATGGAATCGGTGCCTGACCACATAATGCAGCCAGTGCTGACTTCCCTTTTACTTTTGTAATAAGATCTTTGACCAGTGTAGGGTCAAACATTGTTCCTTTTGATGTTGCCATAATTTTTTATTCTCCTTTCAAACTAGCCAGCATGCCTTTCATTGCTGTCTTTTTGTCATCAATTTTTTGTGGATCTCCTCCTGCAAGTGGAGGAACATCTTTTTTTCTCAAGAATTTTGCCATTGTCTCGGCATCTTTCTTAATTTCCTCTTCATCAGATCCACTTAATCTGCCTGCAAGTTCATATGGGATTCCATTTTCATGTGCAATTCTCATCTTGAGAGAACTGGTCTCGTATCCCTTGATCTTGCCCTGCGCCTCTTCAAGCTGTTTCTTGTATCCGAGGTTCTTTTCTCCATCACCGTTAATTTCCTTGTTCAACGTTGCAATCTGCCGTTCAAAACCATCGGATTTTACTTTTAGAGCATCATAATCTTCTGCTTTTTTCTTGTAATCATCAAAGCCTTCATATTTTGCTTTCACTCCCGCAATGCGCTCTCCGATTACTTTATCAAGCTGCTCCTGTGTTGTAATTGGTGTAAATTCTGCCATTTTTGTTGCTCCTTTCTCCATTAACCGCTGGGTTGCGTAATATGCAAAAAGACACCCTGTTCAGGTGTCCTTTAACAACTAATTCTTTGTTTTCTTTTCTTGGTTTTTGTCTCACTGCACGCCCAGTATGCAAGAATTATACTGTCGAGCAATGCAACTTCCATTTCCTCCTTCATTGCCTTGTAGCCAAAACCTCCATTGGTCCCAATCGACCGTTTTTCACAGTTACTTACTACCTGTACCAGTGACGGCTGACCAGAATGAACTATATTCCTCTGATATAATCCCTGTTCGAATGAGGCATTTGCTGCGATGATTTCCTTCACAGTGGGTAGGTGTGAATTCTTTATACCATAATCTTTCATTTCATTTTCCATTAACTGCTGCCCTGATGCACCATCAATAATCACCTTCCTTGCTTTCCATTCTTTCAAATATGCTAATATCCATGTATCTCCTGCACGTACCTCACGGCAATCAATACATTCAAGAAATATCTTTCCATCGTTTGTTTTAGATGCAACTCCCATTGCCACATTCCCATCTTTGCTGTATTTGATTCCCACAAAAAGATCTCCTGTAAGCTCCGGTGGGTCATCAGCTTTTAGTTCATTCCATTCTGTTGCGCTGATAGCTGATTTCTGATTATAGCGAATCCATAATCCTAATCGCTGGATATTAAAATCAATCGGATCTGAACCGATCTCATCAGTTACAGATCTTTCCGTGAATACTGTTCCTAGAGATGGATTTGTCTCATACCAGGCGTCTATATCTCTTATATCTGTCTGCTCCGGCACTGACCATTCTGCCCACCCGGAGTTAACCGTTTGTCCTTCCAATGTTGCCTTACGGAATTTTGTGAAAACCGTTCCGGAGCTGACTGGAGTTGGTGGTGTTCCGCAAAATATTGTCTGTGGATTCTTACTATCTGTTACGACATATTTTAATGCGCTCTCCTGATCATCTTGGTACTCTTGTGCCTCATCGATAATCAGTAAATCAAATCCTTCTCCCAGACCACCTTTTGATGTTCTGGTTCGGAATTCGATAATTCCACCGCCAGCAACTTCCAAATGTTCTTTTCCAAATGCCTTATACGAAGAAACGACTTCGATATTTGCTTTCTTTAGCAAATTCGAAAGTCGTTCCCATGCGCTGTGTGTAGTTGTGGTTCTATGTGCTGTATGTAGGATTCTTTCGCCTTTCTTTAATCCATACATCTCTCTTATTGCAACAATTTCATTCTTTCCATTACGCCTTGGGACTGAATACCCGAATTTGGTATGTACCCATAACCCCTCTTCGTTTACGGCCAAAATGTCTGACAGTAGAAGCTCCTGCCACTCCTGTGCAGTTCTTCTTGTCGAATTGTAAATGTCTATTGCTTCAGCTCCATATGTTGAAGAATAAGGCAACACGACAGATTGCGTCGGGGTCTGCCGCCCCTTCCTTATTTCTCCCATGTAGCCTCCTCAAAAATATAAGCCACCAGAATAATCTGGCAGCTTAATTGATTTCTATTATATTTTTTACCTCATCTAGTGGAATTCCATAAAATACTTTTCCGGCATCTAATTCTATTTCTTCTTTTCCAGATGATGTATCATACTCACTCTCCGTATTAGTTATAATACCTTTAAAACTTTTTCCTCCGACATCTCTTACGATGACTTGTTTACCTATGAAGTCTTTTATTTCCTCGTATGTCATAACTCTCACCTCTTTTTACTTGGATAATCTGGAACTATATGCATTCCATCTTTAGCGTAGTGAATCTTAAACACAGATGTCTCTGCACTATTTCCGTTTCGATTATCAACAACTACTCCTATGATTTTATCATTTGTCGTTATGATTTCTTTTGAATCCCAATTACCTTGACTATTATATTTAATAATTCCTGTCCCTGAAAATTCCTTTACTAGCGATTGAATTTCTTCGTTCGATACCGTAATGTAAGAAGGTCCAAATTGTCCTTTTGCTTCCAGACTCTTTTTTCTGGCTTCATACATCTTTGTCCCTTGTCGATGTATTTCCTGTCGTGATGCAATTTTTTCACGATTTTGTTCCGGAATTATCTTTTCCCGTATATTTCGTATAATCGCATCTGATTCCGGACTTAATCCCTGCAGTTTTCTTTCTTCTATTTTATCAGATTCTTTTTCGTATTTCCATTCTTTTGTCCATACATTTTGCTTTTTACCGTCTCCCGGATAATACTCAACAATGCAATCACAATTATCATGTCTCCGAAACACATCTTTAGGAACATCTGGATATACATAGGTTCCGGCTACCTGATTACACCATTCACAACAATGTCCAGATGATCTCCGTATAATCTTTGGTCTCAATCCAGCTTTTGCATGAAAATCTGCATTTTTCTTAACAGTATCGTCCATTGCTTTCTGAACCAAATTCCGTACAGGTGCATCGAGAATCCATTTCACATCGTCGAAATATTCCTCACTTGAAATCCGATTTACAATACCGTCTATATTATCCTGTTGGATTTGTGCTCTTATTGTTTTAATTCCTATGCCTGCTGCTTCGTTCACGATCTTCTGTACAATAGCTGCATTATCTGCCACCATCTCATAAGCTCCCCTCAACGTCGGGTCCAATACTCTGGAAGCAATGTTATAATACATCTTTCCATCTGGCAATATATCAGATGATAAATTGTCCGAATATGATTGCGCTAAGATTTTCCCAATCTCTTGTGCCACCTCGTTCGCTTGGCTGTATGAAGTCTTACCTCTCTGTGCCTGTTTCTTGAAGTTTTTAATGATGCTGCTCTTTTCAATATCATGATAGAATTGTTTCTGTATCTTCTCCAAAAGTCCTGGTGTGATGTCCTCCATAGTCTACACCTCCGGAGTTACTGGCAGATTGCTCATGTTAATTCCAGTTAAATCTCTTAAGTTATCTGCATTGAAATATCCTGGCACTGCCTGGTTAATCTTAATTGCTCCATCCCCAATATTGGACAGCATTGCTGCATCTGGTTCAAACACTGGCTCCCAGATTGGTGTAGTCATATATACCTGGTTCCGGTAATATTGATAATCATCACGTAGGCACGCAGCCAGATAGCCAACATTCAGAAATCCACTGCCAAATGCTCGCTGTGCCTTTCTTGCTGTCAGTCTCAGATTCTCGTGTGATGCCTTGATTGCTTCCTGGCTAGCCGGATTCTCCGTTGCAAATCCTAGATCATCTAATGTCAACCCAGTCTCTCCAGCAAACAATGCAGCAAACATTTTAAGCTGATCTAGATGTGGTGCCATAGACTGCTGCTGGAACTGTCCCAAGGTTGGCGAATCTCCGTCCTCGTCCTTATCAAATTGCAGGAGGCTTGATACGGTAGCTTTCCACTTATCCATCTGTTCCGCATCTGGATCCAGACCAACTACATATTTTTGCGGAAATGAGTAGAACTCGGCTGTAATCTCAGACCGCTTCAAGGTTCTCATGGCCGATTCTGTGATTGACATACATGCCCGGCTGATTCTAGAATGTCCAAATGCTCTCTTGGCATCTGGCCGGAATATAATTGGCACTAATAATGGTGCTGGCACATTCTCTTCAAAAAGTTGATCCGGAATTCCATTTCTGTATATTACCGTCCACCCTTCCACAAAATAAGCCTCTACAGTCGCTTTTCCGTAATCGTCACGTTCCAGAACCGCATAGCCTTCCGTAAGAAGATTCGTGATTGGATTAATAATGCCAGTTGCATTCGCCCCATCAATTACCTGCAATCTCGGGAAATCATCTTCTCCCTTCGATATATATATGAAACAGCAGGAAGAAATCAATGCCGACAACGTCGCAGAATCGTACAGAATATCTGGATTGTTCATCCTAAATATCCCAGTCATGTCAAAATTATCGTCACGGAATCCTCTGAATTCAAGCCTATCCGCAATCGAATCTACAGCTTTTGCATTCCAGCCAAGTACAGCCTGCAACCATTGTAGGCTGGGCGGCGTAGCGATCCCCATGTCCCGTGCTATATTTTTCATCTCATAGAATTCATACCGTCTTAAGACTCGGCTTCGCTTTCGATTCAGCTTTTTTCTCAGGTACTCTATGCCTCTGTACTCTGCCATTTATTTCTCCTTTCTACGCTATTTTTCCGGCGTGTGTTTTTTTTCGCAGTGACGGTGTGAAGTCCGCACGCGCCCGCGGTGGGGGAGGTACCCCCCCTGTCCGTCAGCATTATCTAGGTCTATAGTTGCTCCAATTAAACGTATGTGGAAGCACTCGGTTCCCTAATATTTCGTCTTGTTTTGCCACTCTGTTATCTATCAGCTTGTCACTCTTCTGCCTATTGCATGTCCAGTGTGCCAACTGCATATTGTCTATATCACTCGGGTGACCGCCCTTAGCAATCGGGATTATATGATCAATGCAAGGTGATAGTGGATGCGGATACTTTAAAGAAAAGTCTACTGGTTTCCCACATATTCCACACACGGTCTGTGTTGCATATATTTTCTTCTTATTCTTTTCAAAAGCTCCGCGGTGGGTGCCGTCCTTGTCTGGTCTATTTCTCTTCAATATCCTTCTCCTTGCATAGCAAAAGAACGGCCTGTTGCCAAGCCGTCCCTTCTGGGTTTTGTATGTACTTCTCGAGGAAGTGAACTCAACGTGGAAATCTGTCTTTTCACTAAGTTCAGTATAATAATAACATAGTCAAAATATGAATGTTATGAATGTTTCAAAATATCTTTAATAACCTTTGACACCATAGACTGTGTATATCCAACGCTCTCCCCAACTTCTTTCTGCGTCATTCCATCCAAAAATACCATCTCAAATATATCCTTGGCCGTTCCATCCGGCATTGCAGCTATGTACTTCTCTACTTTCTCATTCTCCCGGATCAGCTGATCTTTTCTCTTCTCCTTTTCACAGATCCGCATCTTCAATGCAGTTGCTGCCTTTGGTGAATACCCTGCTCTAATAGCTGCCTGTGTTGCATTCAAGTCAATTAGGTACTCATCACAAAATCGTTTCTGCTTTGCCGTAAGTCTTGCCATCCTGCAACACCACCTTTCTCTGTGCTAACTACTTCCTATTACATAATTACAACTTGTAGCAATCCTTGATTTTTTCCGCATTTTACAGTAATATGAAATAGTCAGCATAAGCTGACATCGGAGAAAAACATAAGGAGGTACACTATGAACAATCAATTACGGACTTTGATTAAGGTACGGTAATTGCCATCATCTCAATTGTTACGTCTTAATTTTCTCCACGTTGTTAAAG